GCCCATCACTTACCGTGTCTGATATTTCAGCACTTGCGACAGGGGATTTCGTTGCGCTGATCGAAGAGGTCACGCCTTTTTTGACGAAAGCGGGGCCATCCGTACCGGGCGTGGAGGCGAAGGCGAGCAAGTAAGAGAGGCTCTTTTTACCAGCGTAGAGGATCTCATTGCCGATATCGCTGTGATTTTCCATTGGCCGCCCTCTGTGATGTACGACATGGAACTGCATGAACTGATGGCATGGCGCACACAGGCGGCCATCCGTAGTGGCAACCATGACGAAGAGGACGATGATGGATCTTAATATCCGTGTCGCGTTCAGTGCGATAGATAAATTGACCCGCCCTGTTAATGCCGCCAGCAAAGCCGTTGGCGGCCTTTCTGACTCCCTGAAAAAAACACAGACCGCTGCCAGAGACCTTGATAAACAGGCGGCGGTATTTGACAAGCTCCGTACCCGGACAAATGACACTGCCCAAAAACTGAACCAGGCACAGCGCGCATTTGACGGCCTGAATCAGAAGCAGCGCGAGGGTGGCCAACTCACAGAATCCCAGTCTGCTCATCTTGAACGGTTACGCGAAAGAATCTCCCGCCTGAACCAGACCTACAGTCAGCAGACCGCGCAACTTAGACAGGCGGGTCAGGCAGTTCGACAACATGGTGTCAACCTGACGACCGGTAGTGGTGCGGTACAAAGTGCCATCCGGCGTACAGAACAGTACACCCGGTCACTGGAGCGTGAACGCCAGCAACTGGCCGCCATCACGAACGCACAGATGCGTTACTCAAAAGCAAAAGAAACGGGTGAGAAACTGCGCAGTGCGGGAATGGGGATGGGGATTGGCTCTACGGCGGTGGGGTACGGCGCAGGAGCGTTTCTTTCCAAACCCATCGGCTTTGACACTGATATGTCGCGCGTGTCTGCGCTCACCCGGATGGATAAAACCGACCCGCGTTTCACCGAGCTTCGCGAACAGGCGAAATTTCTTGGCGCCAGCACGGCGTTCTCCAACAGCGATGCGGCCCAGGGTGAGGCTTTTCTTGCAATGGCTGGCTTTACGCCTGACTCCATCAAAGCGGCACTCCCTGGCGTGCTCAACACAGCTCTTGCGGGCGGGGCGTTGAGCGGAGATATCTCGCTGGGTGAGACGGCGGATATTGCTGCAAGTGTACTGAACCAATTTCAGCTCAAAGCCAGTGATATGGATCGTGTCGGTGATGTTTTGGTTGGAACATTTACGCGGTCTGCCACCAGTCTTCGCGATCTCGGCGAAACAATGAAGTACACAGGGCCGGTGGCTGCGGGGTTAGGTGTCAACCTGGAAAGAACTGCCGCGATGATTGCCGTGCTGGCTAATAATGGTAAGCGCGGTAGTGATGCTGGTACGGCAATAGCTGCCTCGCTCACTGGATTAACCGCCCCCTCAACTACTGCGGAAAAAGCGCTTAAACAACTCGGTGTCTCTGTTGCTACTAATACCGGGAAAATGCGCCCGATAGAAGAAGTGTTAGGTGACCTGTATAAGTCACTGAAAAAGTTCGGCGCAGTTGATCAGATTAGTTTTTTAAAAGATATCGCTGGGCAGGAAGCGCTTGTCGGTTTGCAGGCATTGGTTAGGGCTGCTGGAAAGGGAGATCTGCAAAAACTTATAAGCACCTATAACGAGGTTGCGGGCGAATCAGAGGCTGTCGCCAAAAAAATGTCGGATAACCTCGGGGGCGACCTGTCTAACCTCAGCAGTGCCTGGGAGGGATTACAGACTGAAATATCTGACACCATCAATGGCCCACTGCGCGATCTGGTTCAGTGGCTTGATGACACGATAACCAGTGTGGCTGGACTGGTAAAAGCTAATCCTGAACTGGCAAAGGCTTTTCTGGTGATTGGCGGTAGCGCATTGGCACTGGTTGTGACGCTGGGCGCAATATCCCTTGTCACCGGGCTACTTATCGGACCGCTGGCTAAGCTGCGGCTTGGTTTCACTTTACTGACTGGCGGGAAAGGGATTGGCGGTGTCATTTCCGCCTTTCGGACACTCGGCACGGTATCTGGTCCCGCAATAGCGAGTTTTAGCGGCTGGCGCGTGCTGCTTGGCGGCACTTCCGGCAGCATCAAAGGTCTGACGGCAGTGCTGCCTGCTCTTCGGAGTGGGCTGCTCGCCGTATTCACGTCTCCCGGCACGGCAATAACCGGTCTGTTAAAGGGGCTTGGTGGTCTGGTGCTTAGGTTCGGTGGTGTGGCGACGGTATTGCCTGCTTTGCGTGGCGGATTGCTCGCTACATTTATGTCCCCTGGTACAGCAATAACCGGTCTGTTAAAGGGGCTTGGCGGGCTGGCACTCAGGCTTGGGGGTGTGGCGACGATATTGCCTGCTTTACGGGGCGGGTTGCTCGCCGCGTTTATATCCCCCGGTACGGCAATAATGAGTCTGTTTAAAGGGCTTGGCGGTTCATTACTAAGGCTCACTGGCCTGTTTGCAAGGATGAGTGGTTTATCTGCCGTTTGGGGCATTGTCACGGGCGCCGTTTCCGCGTTGGGTGCTGCGCTGTCTTTTCTGCTCAGCCCGATAGGTCTTGTCGTGGCGGCTTTTGTTGCTGCCGGGCTGCTGATCTGGCGCTTCTGGGAACCTATCAAAGCCTTTTTTGAGGGGTTCTTTAGTGGTGTATGGGAGGCGCTCACCCCGCTACGTGATGCGTTTGCCGGGCTTTCTCCGGTGTTTGCAAAGATCGGAGACGGGATCAGATCTGTCTGGGACTGGTTTAAAAAGCTCTTTGAACCCATGCAGACCAGTAAAGATACGCTTGATAAATTCACCAGTGCCGGCGTCACGTTCGGGCGGATATTTGGGGCCGTCTTACAGGCGCTGGTAACCCCTCTCACTTGGGTGATGGATGCGATTAGCTGGATGCTTGAAAAGCTGGATGTGATACCCAGCGAAGCTCAGCGGGCACAACAGGCGCTCAAGGATTCTGCGGATGCCCTTGCTAACCATCAGCTCCCCCTGCAACAGGCAACGGTGGTGAAAGTTAATGGGGATGAGGGTAAACCCAAGCCGCCCGTTACAGACGGTACGCTGCGCCGGTTAAAGGGGATTGAGGACAATACCAAGTCGATTGCCGATAACACAAAAAAAATCGGCCCCGGCGATATTATCTTCAAAAACTTGCCGTCTGCACTGGCTTTGCGCGGGGCGTATCGGGAAACGAGAGTTACCCCTCAACCCGTGCCGCGTGTTACCAGTCCGGCTGCTGGCGGTATTCTCACTGTTCCGACAACAACACAAGGGGCCACTCCTGCGCCTGTTACGCCGCAATCTGGCGCTGCGCCCGTCTTCAATCTTAATTTTTATGATGTAGGCCAGAAGACAAATCAGGAGCTGGAAAGAATGGTGCGCCAGGCAGTGCGTGATGTAATGGCTGGTAGCAAAAATAAACGTGGTTCATACCAAGATGCTGACTAAGTGAGGGTAAGGCTATGATGATGGTCTATGGGATGTTTGTTTTTATGTTGCAGACAGCGCCTTATCAACAATTACGGCACTCTCAGAACTGGCGACATGTCAAAAATGACAGGGTTAACAGGGCGGCGGGCTGGCAGTATATCGGAGTCGGAGAAGACAACGTCACCCTTGACGGTACGCTCTACCCCGAGATTACCGGGGGAAACTGGTCTCTATCAGCATTAACCACGATAGGGTATGCCGGACGTCCGTGGCCTCTGATTGAAGGAACCGGGCGCATTTACGGGATGTACGTATTAACCAATCTGGAGGTAGGGAAGACCGAGTTTGATCGGTATGGCAACCCCAAAAAACTGGAGTTTACAATCAGTCTCAGCAGGGTGGATGAAGATTTCAGGGCGAAGTTGCAGAGCATGTCTATCAGTGATGCGTTGAGCGAGCTTAAATCCAGTGCCAGTGATGCTGTTAATCAGGTCAAAAACTCAATCAGCAGCCTATTTTAAATATCCGTCAATGCCGCCGATCCTGGCGGCATTATCCCCTTTGTGTGTATTTATGAACAATTGCAATCCGGAGGGCGGCGCCATGCATGTCCACCACGGCTAAATGTGACCATGCTGCAGGCGATGGTGTAAGGGGAAGAAATATTACGCCCCCGTGTGGCGTTGTGCCGGGAATGGCACAACGGGAAACCACACTATGATCAGAAATGACGGTACTCGATACGCATGGCCACCACTGCTGAAAGTGACCATGCTGCAGGGGATTAGGCGATGGGTTTGTCGGGCCAGATAATATCCGGGGCGGTGGACACATCCAGGCGACTCAGCAGCACACGGTATTTTTTCCATTGTGCCAGCCGTGACGACTCTTCTTCTGTCGCCATGCCCTGTTCAACGGCGTCACTGAGAATGGTAATTACGCTGTCGGCTTCAGACATCAATCGACTCAGTTCCTGCTGCGCCGACTTCACAACCCCCTGGCGCTGTGCATCTTTGTCTGTCACCCATTTTTTCCCATCCCAGGCGTCGTACTCCGTGTCTGGAGCCAGTAAGGTTATACCTGCAAGCAGCGCTCCGAGAGTGGAGATATTCTGCGCTGCACCGGTAGTGGTTGAATACGCAATCAGGCCGCGATAATCAGGAACTTCCTCCCAGACAAGATCATCAGCACTGCGAATGATGGCAAGCCCTTCCGCTGGTTGTTCGGGTTTGTCACTGTAGCAAAGGGCAGGCAGGCCAACGCCGACCGGCAGAAACTCCATCGTAGTTTGCATATATTCGCGGGTCAGTGGATCAACGCTGTAAACCTGCACCCAGCCCGCCGTCATGGCAAGCCCGCTCTCGCCCAACAGAGCAGTAGACAATTCAGTGTTATATTTCATTATGCAGCCCTTACGATGTAGTTAAATGCGACGTTGCGCGGACGTGTTTCATTGGCGGTCTGTACCGTGTTTCGGTTATCGAGATACAAATCAAAAAACTTCTTGTTGGCGGTGCTGCTGCCAAAGGTTTCAGCAGTTGCCTGTGAAGGAGTCAGACCCAGCGCACCCGTTGCAATGTTAGGGTCTAACATACCGAACCCGGTAGCCTGACCCACAGTCGGCTGCATGGCAAAACTCTGCGCGCTCAGTATTGCGCGTCCAGTGTCAACGCCACGACTGTCATCCCAGCCACGGATAAACTCGCCGCGCAGGTCAGGCAGTTTTAGTGTGGGGTACGCTGTAGCAAGGCCCGGATACGTTGCAGCACTAAACGTTGCGCCGTTGCATTTGAGCCAGCCTGTCGGCGGGGTCGCCAGAGGCCAGGGGACAGGAATGCCCACAGGCAGAGCCGACCCCTGCCCCAGACCAAGTGCATCTAACGCCCCGGCCTGTGTGGTTGCCCCAGTTCCGCCGTTTGCCAATGGCACGATATCGGTATTGGTGAACATCTGGCGAACGGTAAACGTTCGGGAACCCGCAGCGCCAACACTAAGAACCTTGAAAAGTTTATAGTTCGTGTCCACCGTCGTATCCGGGATGACGGAATATTGAATGCGCGTACCGGAAGTAGAAACACCGTCGATCTTAATAAAAATCCCGGTCCCGGCGTTATACGAAATACC